CCAAAGACTACCAGTGAAATGAGTAGTAAAGAAAAGGCTAGATTTAAAAGAGAAAAGACAGGTCCAAGAAAAATTAGTTATCAACATAGAAGAAATAAAAACAGAAAAAAGTTAAGACTTGCATAAGAGTGTTATATTTTAATTAACTGCTTATCTTTCCTTTATGTCTAAGGGAGTATCTCTTACCAAAAAAGACAAAGATCCCACTGGGGGTCTTACTGCTTCTGGTCGTAGGAAATACAACCGAGCAACAGGTGGAAACTTGCAAGCTCCTGTTACTAAAAAGACAGGTCTTTCTCCTAGACAAAAAGCAAGAAGAAAATCTTTTTGTGCAAGGATGTCTAAGGTAAAAGGACCTTTAAAGAAAGATGGTAAGTTGACTCGTAAAGCCCTTGCACTACGCAAGTGGAATTGCGGATCAGTATAAACTTAACAAAACGAAAATCTTAATATCAAAAGTGCCTGATGCGTCAGATACCACTGGAGAGAACAGACAGTAGTGAAGTTAGTTTCTCAAATTATTTAATCAATCCAAAGGAGTTAATCTATGGCTAACGCCACAGTTTCACGCCTGGGTTTGGTGAACAATACAGGAACAGACTTTGACGCTCTGTTTCTGAAAGTGTTTTCAGGAGAAGTTCTTACAGCATTTGCTCGTAACAACATCTTTAACGAAGCACTACATTCTGTTCGTACCATAACTTCAGGTAAATCAGCACAGTTCCCAGTAACAGGAACAGCAACTGCTGCATATCACACACCAGGCACACCATTAGTAGGTGCTAACCAGATCTTGGCAAATGAGAAGATTATTTCTATTGATGATCTACTTATTTCACAAGCATTTGTAAGCAATTTAGATGAGCTTAAGAATCATTACGATGTAAGAGCTACATACGCTGATGAGTTAGGTAAGGCTCTTGCTAAGACCTATGACCAGAACGTAGCGAAGGTAATTGCTAATGCTTCAAGAGCTTCAACAACTCTTACAGGTGGCAGTGGTGGTATTGTTTCTACTCTTGCTTCTGGTAATACAACTTCAGCAAACGTATCAGGTGATGAGATAGCTGGTGCTATCTATGACATCGCACAGGCATTTGACGAAAGAGACATCCCTCCAACAGATCGTTTCTGTGTACTACCACCTGCTGAGTACTACAAGTTAGCTGAGTCTGCTACAAGAACAGTAGATGTTGACTTCAACCCAGGTGGCAATGGTTCATTTGCTTCAGGTCGTGTACAACAGATTGCTGGTATTCCAGTGATGATGAGTAACAACGTACCTCAATCAAACGTAGGATCTAACCCAAGTGGAGCTAACAACACCTATTCAGGTGACGATAGTAAAACTATTGGTCTTGTCTTCCATAAATCAGCAGTTGGTACTGTAAAGCTTATGGATATGACTACTGAAATATCTGGTTCTGACTATGGGATCATGTATCAAGGTACATTGATGGTTGCTAAGTATGCTCTTGGTCATGGAATCCTAAGACCTGAGTGTGCAGCTACAATCAAGTTATCTGCTTCTTAACTTACATAAAAGGGTACTCAGCAATGGGTACTCTTTCTTTACACCTTGGAGAACATCATGTATCACGGATCTAAAAAAAAGAAAAAGAAAAAGATGGGTGGTAGGGAATCACTTAAAATAAAAAAGTATTAAACCATGACTGTAGCTGCAACCACTGAACTGGAAAGTATTAACATTATGTTGGCTGCTATAGGAGAAGCTCCTATTAACAGTCTTACAGGCACACTTCCTGTTGATGCTCGTCTAGCACAACAAACTCTTACAGAGATCAATAAAAAAGTTCAAATGGAAGGTTGGTCTTTTAATACTGAAATAGATGTAACTCTTACAAGAGATGGATCTAAACATGTTGCCTTGTCAAATGATGTATTAAGAGTTGATCCTAATATTCATCAGCACCCTACGATTGATGCAATACAACGTGGTCTTAAGCTATACGACAGATTAAATAATAAATATGAGTTTGATGAGGATCTTATCTGCACTGTTGTTTACTTCAGAACCTTTGATGAAATACCAGAACCTGCTAGATATTACATAACAATAAAAGCTGCTCGTGTTTTTGTTGATAGATTAGTTAGTGATGATGGATTAAGAAGCTATACAGAACAAGACGAAATAAGAGCTAGAGCTATACTAATGGAAACAGATTTAGCAAATGGTGATCATAACCTTCTTAGAGGAGATCCATCATTAACAAGTGTCTTTGATACTTATTCACCTGCAAACGCATTAATTAGGTAACTATGGCAGTTGTATCTAGAGCAATACCAACCTTACTTAGAGGTGTCTCACAGGCTGCTGACAATACTAAACAAGCTGATCATGCTGACATACAGGATAATGCTGATAGCAACCCTGTTACAGGTCTTACAAAACGTTCTGGCTTGCAATATATTACTAATTTAGGTTCTTCTGCATTAGGTAATGTTCATATACAAACTATCAATAGAGATCTAAATGAAAGGTATGTAGCAATATTTAGCAATGGTAATGTAAGAGTTTTTGAATTAGATGGTACAGAAAAAACAGTAAACAAACCTGACGGAACAACGTACTTAAACACTTCTGATCCTAGAAGTGTAATTAAAACAGTTACTATTGCTGACTTTACTTTTGTTGTTAATACAAGTGTAACAGCAGCTATGGATAGCACTTTAAGTGAAGCTGCTTCAAATATTACTCAAGCTGTTGTATTCATTAATCAAGTTTCAGATAAGACTACATACTCAATAACTGTAGATGGAGTTACCGTTACTGATGACACTTCATCAGACTCTACACTAAGCACTACACAAGTTGCTAGTGATTTAGTATCAGGACTTAACTCAGGTCTTACTGGTTTTACTATTGCCCGAAATGGTCCTGTTATTCATATTAAAAAAACAGATGGCAGTAACTTTTCTATTGATGGTAATGACACTCAGGGTAATACCCAAATGACGATAGTAAAAGATACTATCCAAAGGTTTACAGATCTTCCAACAGTGTCACCTAATGGTTATATCGTAGAAGTAAAGGGAGATGAGACTACAGATTTTGATAATTATTACGTTAAGTTTGTGACTAATAACGGTAATGCTTTTGAAGAAGGACAGTGGGAAGAATGTGTACAACCAGGGATAGAGTTTAAATTTAATTACGACACAATGCCACATGTCTTAGTAAGACAAGCAGATGGTAACTTTAGATTTGCAAGAGTAGATGGGGATACATATACCATTAGTGGTACTAACTATACATTACCTAAATGGGGAGAGAGAACTGTTGGTGATTTAGATTCTGCACCTAGTCCTTCTTTTATTGGCAGTAAAATTAATAACGTCTTCTTTTTTAGAAACAGACTTGGTTTTTTGGCTGATGATAATGTTGTTCTATCAAGAGCAGCAGAGTTTTTTAACTTTTTTCCAGAAACTGTTTTATCTGTTATAGATAGTGAACCTATAGATGTAGCAGCTTCACATACTAAAGTAGCTATTCTTAGAAGTGCTGTAACAGTAGAACAAGAACTAATACTTTTTTCTGATCAAACACAATTTGTTCTTACTTCATCAACAGATAACTTAACACCTAGAACAGCAAACGTAGCAGTCCTAACTGAATTTGAATCAGATGATGATGCACAACCTGTAGGTGCTGGTAGCAGTATTTATTATTTATCTAAAAGAGGATCTTTTGCTAACGTAAGAGAATATGTTTATCAAAGAGATCTTGTTATAAGAGAATCTAGTAATATTACTGTTCATGTACCAAAACTAATACCAAGTAACTTATTTAAGTTTGCAGTTTCTACAAGTGCAGATGTCTTGGTTTGTCTTGGTACAGATGAACCAAATAAGTTATACATTAATAGATGGTTGTATGGTCAACAGTATCAGAAGATATTAAACAGTTGGTCTACTTTTACCATAAATGAAAACAGATCTATTAAAAATGTTGACTTTGTTGGTAGTGATTTATTTTTAGTTATAGAAGAAGCTAACGGTACAACACTAGAAAAAATACCTTTTGAAAATAATTTTACTGAACCAAATGCAACTTTTGAATATCGTTTAGATCATAAAGTTACTGAAGCTACTACAGGTGTATCTGTTGTTTATAACTCTTCAACTAATATTTCTACGTTTACTGTGCCTTATAGATTAAGAGCCAATATGAATATTGTAGGTAGGTATTTAGGTAGTGGAGAGACAAGTACTTTTGTAAATGAGCAAGGCACAACTATAACTTTAAAACCAGGACAAGTTATATCAACAACTAATACTACTAATGGTTCAACATCTACAATTACAGCTACAGGTGATTTTAGAAATAGTAAATTTATTATTGGTGAACCTTACGAAATGCACTATAGATTTAGTCAACAAAGACTTACCGAAGGTCAAGGTGGCAGAAATTCTGGTGAAATAATTAGTGGTCGTCTACAACTACATCATTTTTATATCAAGTTTGAAGACACAGGTTTTTTCAAAGTAGAAGTCACACCAGATCATAGAGATACTTCTATTCATAAATTTAGTGGTGTATTGTTAGGTTCAACAAGTAGCACTATTGGATCAGTAAATTTAGAGTCAGGATCATTTAAAGTTCCTGTGATGAGCAGAGCAGATAGAGTTAATATTGATGTAAAGAACAATACATTCCTTCCTACAACATTGGCTAGTGCAGAATATGAAGCTATCTTCCATATGAGGAGTAGAAGAATTTAATGGGGTATTTAAGAAAAGCAAATCTAGAAGATCTCAAACATGTTGCAAAAAACATGAGGGAGATGGATAAACTTGAAGCGTTTTATCAATCAGGACAAGAACCAAAACAAGCTCTTCAATTATCTTATATATGCAGCAGTATAAACATGGCAATAGCTGATGATAATGATGCTCCTATAGGTCTTTGTGGAGTGGTACAAGGTGGTGTTATATGGATGGTTGCTACTGATGAGTTGTTTAGTAATAAAAAATATAAAATACAACTAATAAGAAAAGGTCGAGAATGGGTCGATAGCCTATTGAAATCTTACAAAATCCTATATAATTTTGTATATGCAGAGAATGATTCTGCTATCAAGTGGTTAAAGTCTCTTGGGTTTACTTTTATCCAATATCACGAACACTACGGTATGCAGGGTAAACCATTCTACGAATTTTTGAGGATCGCCTAAATGTGTGTTGCAGTTCTAGGATTAGGTGCAAAAGCAGGTGGACTGTTTCTTGGATCTTTGGGTCTTAGTTTAGCTACTGGTTTAGCACAAAGATCAGCAGCACAAGCAGCAGCAGACCAAACATATCAATCTTCGTTAATAGCAAACAGATCAGCAGAACAGGCTTTTGCTGCACAACAGGAAGCATTAGCAGCACAGTTAAAAGAAACTAGAGCATCACAAGCACAAGAAAAATTAGCGAAAACAATTCAAAGCTTACAAGCAAAAGGTTCAATTAGAGCTTCAGAAAGAGCAGGTTTAACTGTTGATTTATTATTAGCAGATCAAGAAAGACAAGCAGCTAATGCTAGAGAATCTATCAATCAAGCACTTGAATCTATAGGTAGACAATATACAAGAAATGTTGAAGGTCTTGTTGCTCAAAGAGATAATAGACGTAATCAATTACAAAGTAATATAAACCAAGCTTACAATCAAATTCCTTCACTTGGATCAGTTTTACTTAATGTAGCTTCTACAGGGTTATCTAACTACGGTACTTTTGCAGCAATTCCCACATGACTTCTAGTTTCCAAAGCACAGCATTTCAATCGGCAGCAAGACTTGTTGATACTTTTGTAGCAGAACCTTCTGTTCTTCCAAAAACAGATGCGGAAGAATTAGCTTCAGTACTAGCAACAGTAAATCCAAACATACAAAAATTCATACAAAATAGACTTGATATTGTAAAAGAAGAAGAATTTAATAAAGGTCTTGAAATAGCTATAAATGAAGCAAAATCTGATTTGAAAGGATCAATATCAGATGTAAGAAAAAAAGAAGGAGATGAAGCTGCAAGACAGCTAATAGGTGGTAGTATATTTTCACAGGCAGGTTATGAAAAACAAAAGGCACTTTTAGCAGGTGATAGTGCTAGTCGAAAAATAAAAAGTTTGTATGAAACTTATTCTGTAAAAAAAATAAAAAATGGAACAGAAATTTCTATACCAATAAGTCATTTTGATGTTGGATCGCCAGAATATAAAATTTTTCTAGAAGAAGCAGCAAGCTATGACAACCAAAAGTTAGAAGGTATAAGAAGTAATTATTTATCTCAATATTTCTTACCAAAACAAGCAGCGGCAATAGAAGATGTTACTGCAACTCATGTTAAAAATCATAATGAATTTAATTTTCAAAGAACAAAAAAACAAGCTTTACCAACAATATTTTCTAATTTTGAAACTTATATTGATGGTGATAAGGAAACAGCAATAACTAATGTAAATGAGTATATAGAAGACAATGTAATACTTGGTTTAGCTAGTGATAAGAAAACTAAATTTTTTGATTCGTTGCTTGATATTGGCGAGAGTTCAATTACTAGATTATATAATGTGACAGGTAAGGTATCTGATATTAATAGTGCTATAGAAATGTTAGGTGAGATTAATTATGGGCCAAATGGAACATCAAAATTTAAGAATCATCCCAAATTTGAAACAACATTTTTAGACCTTAAAGATAAATTAGCTGATCAAAAAGATAAAGATAATAAAAGAGAACTAGAAAAAATTAAAGCTGTTGAAGATCAAACAATAGAAAAAATTCTTGAAAAATATCCAGACGATGTAGAACGTGCTAATGCTTTGTTAGATTTCTTTCCATTTAGGAAAAAGAAAATTTTAGAAACAATAGAAATATTTGAAACAGATAGAAGTTCCAAGTATCAAGATCTACAATTAGATGTAGGATCAGGCTTATACGCTAATAGACCTGATGAAGCTTTAGAAGAATTAAAAGAAATTTGGGATAGTCATGGTGGTACTGCAACACCAGAAGATAAAAGTAATTATGATAAAACATTTTCTGTAATTCAAAATTTTAAAAAAGCTGCACCTATTAATTACAACACACGAATTAGTAAAGCAGTTAACCAAGCTAATTCATTATTAGGTGGCAAATATGATGAGTATGGTTATACTTTTGAGGACAATACTAAAGGTATGCAAGCAATAGAATTAGAAAATGAATTTACCAGAAATGTTATAGATCAGATACAAAATACTACAGGCTTATCAAACGATGAGAAAGAAAATAAATTTAGAATTTTAAAAGATGCTTATATTGCAGAAGCACAAAGAATTGGATCTGGCAAAACACAAGAAGAAGTTGAAAAGGAACAAGAAATTCAAGCTTTATCAGATGATTCTGGGTTATCTATAGACCAAATAAAACAAATACTAAGTGAAGAAGGCATGGAAACAGTAATCGGACCTGATAATACACCAGAAACCAATGCAGAAGAAATAAATACAGGTAATGAACCTGGTGGATCTGGTAAAAGTTTTTTTGAAATTATTGGGAGAAAAGATGATTTACCTCAAATAGAATCAAGAGTTATACAAGAACTAACAAGTATGGGAGGTGTAACAAAAGAAAACAGAGATAAGTTGATTAAAGAAGTAATAGAAGAAAAAGAAAAAATGAATGTAACTAATATTGCAGGTAAATCACAAGCAGATTCTATAATTAAATTTTTACGGACAGGTGAATATGGTTTTGGCTTTGGTGGCCCTAAAACATATGAACCCTTAAAATCATTAGTAGATACAAGTAATTTAGAAGCTAGTGGTTTTAGCGATGACGATACACCTACTACTGTTACTGTTGAGCAAGGTGATACTTTAAGTGAGTTAGCAGATCAGTTTGGCTCGTCAGTCGAAGCAATTATGAAAGCTAATAATTTAACAAATCCAGACATGATAAGAATAGGGCAAGAGCTAGTTATGCCAATAGTTGAAAGGATTAACATGAAAGAAGTGAAAGATAATCAAATAAAAGCATTAAATGTAATTTTAAAAGATACAGACAAGACAAAAATAATACCTCAACCTAAAATAAAAGAAATGTTATTAGCTGTAGGTTTTGAACCAAACATTGCAAAAATCATGGCTGCTGTGGCGATGGCAGAATCAGCAGGTGATCCAATGATTGATACAGTCAAATCTGGCTCAGATCCACAAAAAAAACGTGAATTTTCTATAGGTCTGTTACAACTAAATATGAAAGATGATAGAGACAGATTATTAAATCTATTTGATATTGAGTCTGAACAAGAATTATACGATCCTATAATTAATGTAATTGCAGCTAAACGACTATACGATGAGCAAGGACTTGAAGCTTGGGGTGCTTATACAGACAACAAATATAAGCAGTTTTTAACTGATTAACAATGACAGACTCTAACTTACAAAACACAGTACCTGAAGGTGCTTTTGGCATTGGATCTAAAAAGACTGATGATTTTACAAAAAACGAAAAACTAAGAAATACAGGTATAAAAGACGTACCAAAAATGATTTTGGATAGTCTTAAAAATCAAACAGGGGCAACTGTTCTTCCACAGCAAATTACTGAAAAAGCTATTGAAAAAGCTACTATTGATGGTGAAGATGTTGAAACAGCAGCTAAAATTGGAATTGGTGCTGCAACTGGTGTACCTGCTTTTGTAAACGGTATAGCTGACACAGGTAAAGGAATATATGATTACACAAGGGGTAAACCTTATACAGAAACAAATATATTTGATATAAGTTCTATAGAAGAACAATATGCAGGTGATACTGCTTATGAATTACCAAAAGTATTTGTACAGTTTTTAATTCCTTTTGGAGCTATTGGAAAAGGGTCAAAAGCTATTGGCATTACCAGTAATCTAGTAAAAGCCAAAAAAGCAAAAGTTGCATTTAATGTTTTACAAAATCCAATACAAGCAGGGGTAGCAGAAACTTTAGCTTTTAAACCAACTGAAAATAATTTTTATAATTTATTTGATCCTTTAGTAGCAAAGTTTCCTAATTTATCTAATCCCATATATGAATATTTAAGAGCAGATGAACAAACTGAAGATTTTAATTTTGCTGATAGAAAATTAAGACAATTTTTAGGTGCAACTTTAAATCCTGTTGATGTTGCTTTGACAGGTAAAGAATTAACCACTGGGATAAAAACTTTAAAAACATCAGATAAAATTATTTCTAATCTTAAAAGTCAATTAGATGCAGTTAAAGCAGATAAAGAATTAAAAGATACTATAGTAAATCAATTAGATAGAAGAGATGGTTTTGAACTGCAAAAAACTCTTCCAAGTAATGCTGACGATCTTGACGTAACTACAATAAAAAAAGTAAATAATATTAAGGGTAATAAATTTGATAATGCTTTTGACAAATTTGACAATGAACTTGAAGATAGAATTAGAGATAATTTAGGTCTAAGAAAAAAAGTAAAACCTTTTAAAACAAACCTTGAAGCAGGTCGTGGATTAAAAGGCAGTCAAGGTGCTGATGAATTAAAAAAGAGATTACAACTAGAAATTAATTTTAAAAGAGCTAATCCAGAAGAGGTAAAAAGTGTTCAAGAATTTATAGATATTATTGGTGATGATATGTTTGATGACGTATCATTATCTTTATCTAATAAAATAGGTGCAGCAGGTCAATTTGATTTTGCTAGTAGCCTTATAACAATAAGAAGAAAAGTTGTTGAAGGTTTTGAACAAGGCACAGGCGGTGGTCTTGATCATGTGGCAGTGCATGAACTATGGCATAGCCTTTCTCGTTATTTACCTAAAGAAGATTTAATAAGATACAAAAAAGAATTTACTAATGCACAAACTAAATATTTAAAACAATTTGATAAAGAAAGATCAAAATTTATTAGAACAACATCAAAAGAAGAATTAGCTAATCTTATTTTTCAAAGGTCTGATGACCCCTTTGCTAGAAAACCAAATATTACTGATAAAAACTTTTTAAGAAAAGCTAATGCCTATTTTGAACGAAGTAAGTTTACTAATGAAAATTATAGATTTAAAAATATTGATGAGTTTTTTGCAGAAAATTTAGCTGATGAATTTTTTAATGCTATAGAAACAGGTGGCCGTCTTGATCTTGCACCTACTGGTACTTTTAAAAGAATTTCACAAGAAGTATCAATCTTTTTACAAGATTTATATCAAAACTTAAAAGCAAGATTAGGCGGTAGTAATACAAAAAAAATCTTTGGTGATTTTGTAAAAAGAAAAAATGTAAAAAAATACAGACGTTTTGCTTTAGATGAAACAAGTGTAGATAGAGTTGTCGAAGCACCGAAAAGAAGAAAATTTAATAACCGACCAGGTGGTGATCCAGAAATTACACCGAATCAAATTAATCCAGAGCAAGTTGCTAATTCACAAAGAAATGCTGAATTTACTTTTAGTAGAGCAAGAGTTATCAAAGAAGAAGGAACTTATTCTGCTGTTAAAAGCAGACAAGACACTGTAGCAGGTGCAATCAAACTATTAGCTGATACACCAAAATTAAGAGAATATGCAAAAGCTTATGCTGCCATGTATAACGAAGTTCCTACTGATGAATTGACATATGCTTTGGCTGAAAAGATTACATATGCAACACAACAAATAGCAGAAACAAATCAAAAATTAATTAATTCTATACAGGTTATTAAAGATCCAAAAGTGATTGAACAAGATGTTTTTGAAATTTTGGATAATCTTTTAGAACTTGATGATTGGTTACGTCTTGGTATTCCATTAAGAACAGAACCTGCTAGAGCTTTAAGTGCAATGCAAATTCCTACAACAGGATTGTCACCAGAACAGTTAGCAAATTTATCACCTGCTGAAAGGTTCAAAATGACTAGGTTAAATCAAACAGATATAGTAATGTCTTCTGATGATTTACAACTAAGAGGTGAACAATTAAGAGAGTTGTTATTACGAAATTTAGAAGAAGGTAAAGCTACAGGAAATTTTTCAAAATTAAATAAACTTACAAACGTAATAAAAAGAACTGAAGGTAAAGTTGAAAAGCTGGAAAATTTATATAAAACAGGTTTAGTGCATCGAATTTTAGACAAAGTTGACCCTGCTGTAAGACTTTTTAATGAGATAAGAATAAATGCAATGTTATCTGGACCTGGTACACAAGAAATAAACCTTATATCAGGAGTATTAGAAACATTTCAAAGTTCTTTTGAATTGGCTTTAGGTGCTACTAATAAAGCTGAATTTGATGCTGCAATGGCACATCTCACTGGTTTAGTAAGCGATTTTAATTTTTCAGCTAAAGCATGGAAACAATCTTGGAATTTAGAAGATAATTTTGTAAATCCAGGTTCTTTAAAAACAGATTATAGCGATAGATTTGCTGTTTCAATGGAAGGAGATTCAACAACAGCGAAATGGGTAAACAGAGCAGGTAAAGGTATAAGAATACCAAGTAGATTAATGACAGCTAATGATGCTCTTATACAAAGCAGAAACATTATAGGTGCTGCTCATTATGAAGCTTTTATGGAAGCTAGTAAAAGAGGATTAAAAGGTCAATCTAGAACAGATTTTATTAAAGAAAATGTTGATGCAGTAATAGAAACTTTTTCAACTGGCAGTACAAAAGGTCTTACTAAAACTCAAGGAAATATTTTAAAATATGCAAAAGAATTTGGTAGAAGATCAACTTATACAGAAGACATTAGAACTGATGGTTTAATGATTGGTAAGACTGCAAAAGTTTTAAATAGTTTTGCAAATCAAGTGCCTATAGCAAGAACATATATGTCTTTTGTTAGAACACCAAATAATATTTTTAAAAGGCAAGCAAGAAGAACTCCACTTTTAAACAATCTTATGGGAGAACTTGCTAATGATCTAAATAGTCTTGACCCAATAGTTAGGCAACAAGCTAGAGGACAATTAAGATTTAGTAAAGGAGCAGGTCTTATATTTTTAGGATTAGCATATAACAAACTAAATGAAGATGCAGACGTTCATTTAACAGGTGGTGGTCCTAATTTATTTACACCAGATGGCAGAGTTGAATTTAAAAAGAAATGGGATAACAAGTGGAGGCCATATAGCATTGGATATGCAAAAAAAGATGCAGATGGTAATTACATATATGGTGAAGATGGTAAAAAAATGTTTGATTATTATTCTTATCAAAGATTAGATCCATTATCAGGTTGGATTGGTTTGATGACTGATTTCTCAAGAATTACAGGTTATTTAACACAAGGAGAAACAGATGAATTTATTACAAAATATTTATATGCTTTTAGTCGCAATATCTTTGACCGTTCTTACTTATCAGACTTGAGAGATTTTGCAATATTTTCAAGTGATCCCACAAGAGGTCGTAGTCACTTTGCTGATATATTAACTGGTATTGTTCCTAATTTAGTAGTTCAAGGAAATAGATTGCCAGGAGATATTGCTGACATGATGGGTGTATCTAAAGAAGAATCAGAAATACTTGATGTAAGACCAGATACTGAAGTTAGAGCAGGGGATGAATTGTTTGGAATAAAAGCCAGAGATAATCAATTAATAAAAGAACTAAGAGAAATGTTAAATAAGTTTTCTGAAAGAGTGCCAGGCTATAGCATGAATTTACCTCCTTCACGACAGCATATAACTGATGATTTTAAAACATTTCCAGAAAAGGTTGGTCCAGATTTGGTAAGTTGGATTGGCAAAAGTGAAACTAAAAATTATAAAATACTAACAGTTTTAGGAGATTTAGGGAAAACATTACCAGAGCCTTCTGATGTTATTGTTGGTAGTTCAAAAGGTTCAAAAATTGAACCAATACCTTTAAATACAAATGAATATGAAGAAGTTCAAAAAATAATAAACAATCAAAAATTAATTGATGGGTTAACATTAAAACAAGCTTTAGATAAATATATGGAAACAGATTATTTTAAAAGAAATTATGACATAGTAAAAAGAGTTGGTCGCAAAGATGCAGATATAGCTATTAGCAGAATTATGAATGGCAAACCAGGAGATAAAGGTGTTTTAGGATTAGGTCTTAGAGGTATAAATAGTTTTTATATAGAAAAAGGTCAAGATCTTTGGATTCGACAACAAGAAGAAAGTTTATTGAAGAAACAAGTTGAAATATTAAAAGAAACAAAGGATAATTATAGAAAAGAGTATGATAAGACTTTATCTGAGTCTGATCTTACATTCTAACTAATCATGGCTACTAACACTGTTGCATCTTTTACAGAACATACTGGTAATGGTACTGCTGGACCATTCAATGTCTCCTTCTCATACTTAGCTGAATCAGAAGTTGATGTCACTGTCGGGGGTTCTTTAAAAACATTAACCACCCACTACACATTTACCAGTGCTACACAGATAACATTTACCAGTGGTAATGAACCTGGTAATGGTGTTGCTATTAAGTTTCAAAGAGATACTAATGTCGGTTCTAAGAAAGTAGATTTTGTTGACGGTAGTGTTCTTACAGAAATAGATCTTGATAATAATGCAAATCAACTTTTGTTCAGTATGCAAGAGATTGTTGATAGTGGTGCAGGTTCTAGTGTTCAATCAGTTACAGGTACAACTCCTATAGTTTCCTCTGGCGGAACTACACCTGCCATAAGCATTTCAGCAGCTACAACCAGTGCAGCAGGTTCTATGTCTGCTAGTGATAAATCTAAATTAGATGGTATAGAAGCATCAGCTAATAACTATTCAATATCTTCTGATTTATTAGATGAAGATAATATGGCTAGTAATTCTGCAACCAAAGCAGCTAGTCAACAGTCAATTAAAGCTTATGTAGATTCTACTAATACAAGTGAAAATATTTCTTTCACTCAAACTGGTACAGGTGCTGTAGCTAGAACTGTAGATGCCAAATTAAAAGATAGCATTAATGTATTGGATTTCATTCCTGTTGGTACAACAACAGCTAGTACCGATTGCGCAAGCTATTTCCAAGCTGCAATTAATACTGGGAAAGTTGTCTATGTTCCAAAAGGTAGTTACAGAATAGATAGTACTCTTCTATTAGATGGCAGTTTTGAAGCACTGATAGGTGATGAGTCTATGCCAGAGCTTCTGAAATGGACAGAAGGACCAGCTATACAAATTAGTGAGCCTGGTGGCAGTGTTTTAAATGAATATTCTAGAATTGAAAACTTCTATATTCAAAGAAAGATAGGTGGTTCATTTACTTGTCCTAATTACAACGCAACACTATCTGAATCTTTAGCTGGTGTGGTTGTTAGTGGTCATGGAGCAAGTGTTGCTAGTGCTGTTCAATCAACAAGAATAAGTAATTTAAGAGTTGGTAACTTTGCTGTTGGTTTTTACTTTGCTGATTGCGTTAGTGTAACTGTTCATAAATGTTTTACACAGAATTTAGGAACTTATACAAATGCTACTCAAACTGCTAACGGAACAACAATTACATCTAGTATGTTTGGCGTTGGTTTTTACTTTGACGCAACAAGATTTGGTTCTGGTTCTATATCACCTTTAGCTAGTATAGAAATCGTAGAAACAGATGATAACAGAACAGGTGATCCTACCACTATTAAAAGTGTTAGTTATTTAGCTATTGGACAAGATATAAGAGATATATTTTTTCAGAGAGCAGAATCAACTTCTGCTGATTTTGGTTGGTATATAGATGGTCAAACCAACGATGATTTAAATTGGGATATTCATATTATCAGACCAATAATTGATGGGTTTAAAACTAACGGTATATTTGCTACAAACATAGATGGTGCTGGTGCTTTAAGTATTACAGGTGGATATTTTGTAGGGGCTGCTGATGCCTCTGCTTGCATTTATGTCACTAACAGTAATGGTGTTGCAGTAACAGGTGGATCACAACTGTTAGGTTTATCTAATAACAGTAGTAGCAATACAGATGACGGTGTTAGATTGGATAATTGTAGTAGCTGTCTTGTTGTAGGTAATAGATTTGCTAATTTACAATATGGAGTTTCTTTAAATGGCACAAGTTATACAACCGTACAAGGAAATGTAATTAGTGCAGCTTCTACAGAATCTGAAACAGCACCTACATTACATGAAGCAATAAGATTATTTGGTAATTCTACGTTTAATACTGTTGGAAATAATACTATTAGAGGTAAAGACAGTACTCATAAATATTCAAAAGGAATTAATCTTGCATCGGGATCTGATAACTGCAAACTAATAGGAAATATAATTGATACAACAACAGTTACTACTCAAATTGATGATAATGCTAGTGGTACTGAATTTGCAGGTAGTACAAACTTAAGTGCTACTGCTAACGGTACTTCTTTAACTGTTGAATCTAGTTCTGGTAATAATGTAAGTCTTCCAGCAGCTACTACATCTGCTTGGGGTGTAATGAGTGATGATCAGGCTACTAAATTAGATGGTATTGAAGCTAGTGCTGATGTAACTGATGCAACCAACGTAAATGCAGCAGGGGCTGTAATGAACAGTGACCTTGATGGTAAAGGTGAACTACTTGTTGGAGATGGAACAGGAGATCCTACAGCCCTTGCTGCTGGTACTAATGGTTATGTTCTTAAAGCTAATAGCAGTACAGCTACAGGTCTTGAATGGTCTGCTGCTGGAAGTGGTGGCGATGTAAACCAAAATGCCTTCTCTACTATTGCAGTATCAGGTCAGTCAAATGTGGCTGCTGATAGTGCTACAGATACTTTAAATATTGCTGCTGGCAGTAATGTCACGATTACAACTGATGCTGGTAGTGATACTGTTACTATTGCTTCTACAGATACAAACACTACTTATAGCGTTGGAGATGGTGGTCTTACACAAAATAACTTTACTGATGCGTTAAAAAATAAACTTGATGGTATAGCTGCAAGTGCAAATGTAGGTCTTACTGATATTGTTGGTGACACTACACCACAACTAGGTGGTAACTTAGATGTTCAAAGTAGTGAAATAACTACAAGTACATCTAACGGTAATATCAAACTTAATCCTAACGGTACTGGTGTTGTTGAAGTCAAAGGTGATGGCAGTAGTGCTGATGGAACATTACAGCTTAACTGCTCACAAAACAGTCATGGTATAAAACTAAAATCCCCACCTCATAGTGCAGGTGCTAGTTATACTCTTACATTTCCTAACACCGATGGTAACGCTAATCAAGTTTTAAAAACTGATGGATCAGGTGGTCTTGATTGGGTAGATCAAGCAAGTGGTGGTGCTACAGATAAAATTAGTGAAGGTAATACAGAAGCAGAAACAGTTGATACTGGTTCTGATGGACACTTTAAAGTAACTACAGAAGGTACTGAAAGATTAAGGGTTATAGCTGATGGTAAGGTTGGTATTGGTACTACTTCACCTTCAACAGTCTTAGAAGTAAACGGTAGTTTTAAAGCTGGTGGTCTTGCATATCCAACATCCGACGGCTCTGCTAACCAAGTGTTAAAAACAGATGGCAGTGGAACTTTAAGCTTTGTAGATCAATCAGGTGGTGGCGGAGGAGGAATAACTTCAGACTCTCAAAGTAATACTGTTGGAGGAACAGGGGCTGGAGAAGATTTAGATTTATCTAACTCTAATACTATAAATAATACTCTATTTGGTAAAAATGCTGGTGCTAATATTGATACTAACCAGAACTGTTCTGCATTTGGTAGTGGTGCTTTAGATGCACTTGTTCACACGGCTGGAAGTCAAACTCACTCGTGGCAAGCTAGTGATAATACTGCTGTAGGTGCTGAAGCAATGAGTAGTGCAACTATAGCTCGACAATCTACGGGGATAGGAGCAAGTGCTTTATTTCAATTAACGACAGGAACAAATAACACGGCAGTAGGATATAAAGCTGGCAATTATCTTACAACACATAGTTTTAACGTTTTTATAGGTGATAACGCTGGTGAGTATACTAGAGTAAGTGAATCAGTTTATATTGGTGCTGATTCTGGGAAATCTAATAATGTGTCAGGCTCGAATAATATTGTTATAGGTAAATCAGCAGAAGAAAGCAGTACTACTACGAGTAACGAAATAACTTTAGGTAATAGTTCTATAACCAAGTTTAGAATACCTGGAATTGATTTTGTTCTTAAAGATAATGGTGGAACCCCTACAAACGGTCATGTATTAACAGTCGATGCTAACGGAGAAGCTGGTTTTGCAGCCGCAAGCGGTGGTGGTGCTATGACTTTTATAAGTACTACCGAGTTATCAAGTGCAGCAAGTTCTGTAATATTCACAGGGTTAGACAATACTTACCCTGTCTATAAGTTGTTTTATAATTTTGAAAGATCAGGAACCACTGGACAATACCTAATGTGGAGAGGTGCTATCAGTGGATCGGCAGTAAGTAGTATATATTCATATCATAATATCAAAACTGATTCTAGTGGTTCGAACTATGGTAATGCTTACACAGGATGTTTGTTTCTTGATAATGAAGGATTACTTGCAAGTGGAGAATTAACTTTTTATAATATAGGTGAAAGTGGCAAGCCCATTTATGCACACGCACACAGTTTAGAGGGTGATAGATCCTCTGGTGAATATATGCGTAATTCAGTTCATACAGGAATGGGAGAATCACAAACTGGCACTTGGAATGGTATTCAAATTAGTGGTATCTTTGATCAATTGCCTTCTGGTGCAAAATTTTCATTGTATGGAATTAAAGATTCTTAGGAAAATTTTATGTTGAAAATTGTAAACGGCACTGAAATTGCTCTTAGTGAAGAGGAAATTTCCACTATTAACGCTGAAGAAGCAGCATTACAAAAAGATTTAATTCGTAATCAGCGTAATACATTGTTAAATGAGTCAGATGTTTACGCATTGGCTGACAGAATTACAGACGAATGGAGAACATACAGACAAGCACTGAGAGATGTTCCAGCACAAGCTGGTTTTCCAGACAACATAACTTGGCCTACAAAACCTACTTAAATGACTGAACGTACCACTGATGAAATTGCAACTATCTTTACTAATGCCGGAGATAGCGTAACTGTAATTAACACCCTTGCTGCCTTATCTTCTTTAACAGATGAGCAAAAAGAAGAAATAGAAAGAAATGTCAAACACCTTGAAATTATCAAGGCTTATAAAAAAGAAGACGGTACTACATCTATTTGGACAACTGAAGACTTTACAGCACAAGATGCTGCGGTTACACTAGGTAAATCTAAGATTTAATTTATGCCACGCAAAACAACAGAAGAACTTAAACAGGAACTTTTAACGTTACAGAAAAACTTTGACGAAGCAGTACAAGTGCAAAAAAATTGTCAAACAAGGGCTGTACAAATCAATGCAATATTAGCTGACAGGGCAGAAGAAGAAGTAAAGCCAACGAAAAAAAAGTAGATAATAATGGTTATTTAACCAAACAATGCCCAGTATGCGGAACTGTTTTCAACACAATGGAACAAAGACGCATCTATTGCCGTAATGCTTGTAAAACAAGATCATGTAGATCTCGTAAAGCTGCTTAATTTTCTATGAACCATACCAGACATGACATAAACTGGTGCTATACCTATAATTAGCAGTAACATAAAAATTTTTAAATATATGCTAAATCGCATCTGTCAGATTTTAAGTATCATCTCATTTGTTATGGTAGCTTCCATGACTGCCACAGGCGTAATAGGTTACAGGTATGTAACTTCAGAACAATTTAAATCTAAAGTAATGAATGAAATTCTTAGTAATGTTCAAGGAATGATGCCAAAGGTTTTAGATAAAGGTCTACCGAAGGTTACTGGCCCATCAATACCAAAACTTTAATGCCTACGATTAAAGTACCTGAGATAAAAATACCGAAGATAGATATACCAGAAACACCCTTTGTATCAGAACACGTTTTAACAGGTAATATTCCAGGTTGTAATCTATATCACAGAGACTTAGAGATAACAAAAAATCCTAGTATTTTATACAACGACAGAAAAGCGTATATAACTTGTCCAGAAGGGGAGATGCCTTCGTTTAATCCAATAGATTACGATCCAAGTAAACTCATAAAAACAGTAACTCCTGCGCAATCTCCGCAGCAACCAGAATATAGACCTGTTATTTCAAAGAAAAAAGAAGAGAAAGAAACAATAGAAATACCACCCTGCCCTGGTAAAAAAGATTTAAGAGTAGGAAGTTTTGTTAATGAAAAGCGTTTGGAGCGTGTTTCTGGTTATAAAAGAGGAGAAGATGGAATTGAATGTATCACTCTTTATGAAGACGTACCCTTCAAAGATCAGTACATACCAAATCCTCCACAGCTTGTTAGCACTGCTGTTATTGCTAGCGTTGCTGCCACTACTCCATTACTGCTTAATGTCGTAAAACCTTTGGTAAAAAATCTAATTAAGAAGTTGACAAAGAAGAAAGAAAAAAAGGTAGAATAATAGAACCCTATTCGCCACGGCAATGGATAGGGCGTCTAGGTGGGCAAGTTTTCCGTGCTTGCCTACTGCTTTAATTTATGAGTATGTGGAATAACTTGATTTGGAACGGTTGTCAGCACAACATTTCTACAGCTAACAGCATCTTCTCCTACATATTTAACACCAAGTTTCAGTTGTTCGGCACATATTTTAAGACGGTTGAGATTGACCTCTAATTTCTTGGCATCAAGCATAAACTCCTGATACTTTCTGTAGGTTTGTGCAGCTTCTAAACATTCTTTATTAAAGTTTTTGCCTAAAGGTATTTGAAAACTAGCAGTAATTCCATAGTTTAAGTTATATACTGTTTGATCTAATCGTTCCTGTTCTGCAACATATAAAATGTCCCCAGGATTAAGCAACTGGCCTGTATCACTGTCTTTTGCAGTGTCATAAATATTGGTTCGAGAGATTGTACTTCTTGGAAGGGAAAAATTTTCTCCTTTAGTGACAAAGGGAGTGATAGCCAAAGTAGGAAGTTGGCATTGTATTCCATTTGAAAATCTATGAGTTGGGAAGTTGCCATTTATTGTTTGATACCCATTATTAATCACCGTACCAGAGGAACTGGCCGAAGGCGATGAGATTGTATTAGAGGAATATACAGGACTTGTAAACAGTAAGCCTATTGGGAAAAGATACTTAAGGAAGTTGTTTGGGTTTCTATAGTTTGAGTTCGATTTATTACGGAAACTGCATCTAATCCAGGTGCAAGGAAATTTTCGACCAGACTGAAATCTGAGCCTTCGTTTACTATTGTCCACTGAGGCTTGCTTGTTAATTCTGGTGTCACCCATTGAAAATTAACTGCTCCATTGCCTGTATTCTGACTTGTCGTATATGTCGCATCAGGTGAGATATATGAGTCTGTTTTAATATTATGGCCTTGTACTGTATAACTGAAACCTGTTCTATAGTTTTCAGTAACAATCGTTTCTTGAATCAAGGCCAAGAGTAATAGTGGACTGAAGAGTTGCAGTTGTACCAGCACCCATATCAGATAGGTTTACTGTCAATGCTTGCCCACTATCTAATGTAATAGCTACAGATCCTACGTCACCACCTGATATGACTGTATTTTTACCAAGTAAAGGCAGCGATGGTACGACTCCGTTTGTCACTGTGGCAGATAGTAAACTTGGGATAGCATCCGCTTCAATGTAAGTTTCACTTGCAGAAAAGGCATCTCCTGTATTTACAACATTAAAGCTAGTGTCATAGTCAACAGTAGGAACACCGTTAGTAATACCAGCAT